TATATCTGGTTTGTGTGCCGACACCGCTCGGTGATAATGGATGATCGCTTATGGTTAGTATCTTGATTTTTTTATTCATTAAACTTCCTCATGGACAGTGCTGTGTTCTGTGAAAAGAACACATAGAACACGATAGTTTATTCTTTATAAACCTTTCGTGGTCAACATTATGCACGCATTCTTGTAAAAGTTTAAGAGCATTATTTACTTTTTTATCACCACTACTTACACGAAACAGTTCAACCTTGTCTTTCTTGGCTGTTCGCTTTAGTAGACCAAAATGAGTTTCAATTTTATCTGCTGGAATATTATGTTTCTTGGCGAAGAAATGTTTATAATAGGTCAGCTGATAAGTGACCATGGCATCATTTTTCTTTTGTGGTTCCCAGCCCCAACTACAAGTCTTCCAATCAATAATGTGATATTTGCCGTCTTTGGTTTTTAATACAAGATCAATATATCCCTTGTATTTATAATCATCAATCTTATATTCCTCGATCTCTTCAAGCAGATCTTCTTCTGCTGAAAAACATTCGAATTCCCCAAAATAAGCTTGTGCAGCTGGAAATGTAAGATCGGCAAGTTCTCGACCTTGCTGATCAAAGTCTGTTAAATCTTTTTCTGATATTGCTTCACGGATATCTTTTGGTAGGGTAGAAATTTCTTTTGTGAAGTTAGAGGAAAAGTCTTTTGCATAATCAAAAGATCCAGCCTTCTCCTGTTCAAAGATTTTTTCATTGGTGGAGTGGAGGGCTTTTCCAAAAGCGGTGTGAATGGACTCACGACCTGCGGGTATTCTATCAATACGAGTAAGTTTATAATAGTGAGGACAAAATTTCCAATCTTTGATTGAAGAATAGCTAACATAATCTGGTTTTTTAGTTGGTTGTTCAAGCAAAATACACCTCTGTTAATCGCCCAATAAAAGTTCTATCTTTTCAAAAACAGCAGGAGATATTTTCTTGACATGGTCATATTGACGTCGTGCAAAATATTCCTCAAAGCAATTGGCAAAATATTCTCTTAATGAGGTTGCTCCATATGGAGATACAAATAAGTTTGGAGTAAGTTGAGTTAAGGTAGGATAACCTACTATTAAATAAAGAAACTCATCAAACTTCTTGCTAAACTCTGTATTTCCGTATGCCGCATCTGACACCTCATTGTAGCCGTAAGCCTTGAGAATGTCAAATAGAGCACGTCTCTTACGTAAAAATTCTTCCTCTATCTTCCCATCTTCATATATATCCATGCCATAAGTTTCTTCAACGCAATGCGCTATTTCATGAACAATATCTTCGTAAACATCTTGTTCATCATCTTGTTCTGGAAGAACATAAATAGCTCCATCTTTATAAAGAGCATTAAGATCTCTCTTTAAAAGAAAGTCATATGTTCCAATATAAATGCCATCAAGATTTTGTATAAAGTGTTCTGGGATAATGATTTCTAATTTTTTTAGTATGTTGTTTAAGTTAATGTTATCCGGCATTTGTTGTTGCTGAATAACATTAACGGTTCCAAAAATTGTTTGTTCTATTAATCTAATTTGGTTAGCAGATTTAAAAAACTTATTGAGGCTTTTGTTCATTCCCAGATTTCTCCATATCATTAACGCATTGCTGGTAGCCTCTTAAAAAATTCTCTTGTGCTACAAGCAATAAGAAATCTGGAAATTCTTCTGCTAACACTTGAACACACATTTCAACGGTTATTTCGCCGTTTTCTGGTTTTAGTTTTTCACCAATATATCTAACAAATAATTCTTTTAGTGGATTATCTGCCGCAACAACTGTTTCTTCTAATTCTCTATTGTCCATATTTATCTCCTCAAAGTATTTTGGCTGCAAGGGTTGCAACCGCTGAACGCTCACCTTTAAGTAAACTTACGTGACCAGCTAAATGCGTATCTTTAAATTTCTCTACAGCATAAGCAAGACCATTACTCGTATCGTTAACGTAAACATTATCTATTTGCTCTATATCGCCCGTTAAAACGATTTTCGTGTCTTCGCCTACGCGAGTCACGATCGTTTTGAGTTCGTGTGCTGAAAGGTTTTGTGCTTCGTCTATAACCATGAAAGCCTTGGCGATACTGCGACCACGGATATAGGTTAAGGCTTCAATTTCAATTTGACCACGAGCCATATATTCTTGAAGCAATTCTTTGTCATTGCCTAATAGAAATTGAAGATTGTCTTGAATTGGGCTTAACCAAGGAAGCATCTTTTCTTCCATTGTACCCGGCAAGAAACCAATATCTCGACCCATGGGTTGAACTGGACGCGATACTATGAGGCGAGTATATAAACCTTTTTTAAGCATTTGTTCCATGCCAGCAGCAATAGCAGTAAGTGTTTTACCGGAACCCGCTTTACCAACAAGTGTAACAACTGGAACAGTTGGATCTAATAGCAGATCCATAGCAAAACTTTGTTCTCTGTTTCTTGATTCAACACCAAATACTTGATTACGACCTTTAAAATCGGCTATTTTACGTAATGAAGATTCTTTGTTAACGAATCTTGCAAGAGCTGTTTTATTTGCATTTTTATTTGAAATAAGAGTTAAAAATTGATGAGGATATAGACCAGCTGCTTGTTTATCATCAAGATACATTAATTCACCTTTGTAAAGGCGTTCAATAAATTCATCATCAACAACTATTTCAGCAAAACCTGAATAAAGCTCTGAACTGCTGGAAATAACTTGATTTGCGTCATATCCTTCCGAACCAAGGCCGATTGAATCGCAAATAACACGCATATTAATATCACGCGAAACAACAACTATTTTTTTATCTTCATGTGTTTTGGAGATACCAAATGCTGTCGCAATGATCACATGATCTGGAACTGAAAGATCTAGATCTTGTGGAAAATTTGCACATACAAGAGCAGCAGAACGCAACATACCTTTGCCTTTTTGTAGCCTTACTCCTTCTTGTAGTGAACCTTTTTCTCGTAGTTCATCAAGAATTTTAATAAAACTACGAGCATTTTGTCCTACACCATCTTGACGATTTTTATGCTTATCAACCTCTTCAAGAACTTTTAGTGGAATGTATACATCGTCTTTTCCAAAACTATAAACTGCATTTGCATTCGCCAAACATACACTCGTATCAAGGACAAATATTTTTTTCATATTTTACCAACTTTTGTTTATAATAAATAGATTTTCATCTTACGGCAATATAGTTACATATATGCCGCAGTTACTTCGACAGTTAATTGGCATAATGTTACTAGTAGTATACAGTGCTAGTTGTGGATGTGCTACTCTTTTTAATTCAGTTAGTTTCAAAGAAGCTCCACGTAGTTCATTTGTAAAAGTTGAAATTCTCACTGATGAATACGCCAGTACTGGTTCTGGAGTAATTATCAATCACATTAAAAATTCTAACACAATTATTCTTACTGCTGGTCATATTTGTCACGATAACACAATCGCAATGAGAGTTTTAGATATAAAAGAAAATACTTTTAATGTGAATACTTTTGTCAGAGCAGTAAAAGATGATTTATGCTTATTGGTTACTGATGGCTTTATTGAAGGTCGCCCAATCAAACTCTCTGATACAGCTCCACAAATCGGAGATCACGCATACAATATTGCAGCTCCAATGGGCATACATGCACCAGATATGGAACTGATGTTTGATGGATATTTTCAAGGAAAACTAAAACTTCCAATAGAACATTATCCATCAGATATTTATAGTATCGCTGGAATGGGTGGCAGTTCTGGTTCTCCGATATTTAATGATAATTGGGAACTAGTTGGAATTGTTTCTAGAGGTATGAATGGATTTCAACATATAATGTTGTCAGTTGAATATCCAAGAATAAAAGTTATGTATGACTATGCTTTCACAGATCAATTTACAGTTGATTATACAAAGAGCATGGGAAGCATAGAAAGAAAAATGATGGACTTCATGGAAAAATTAATGAGTTTATAAAAATAAAACCACCCTTTCGGGTGGTTGGTTGGGGAACAGGGATTCGAACCCCGATAGGTGGAATCAAAATCCACAGTCCTGCCGTTAGACGATTCCCCATTAAAATTATTTATTCTTTCCAGTATACGTATCAGTTTGACTATGACAATTTGGACAAAGCATTCTTAGATTTTCTAATCGATTATCAGTATTATTTCCATTAATATGATCAAGATGTAGATTAATTTTTTTTCCATTCCAAGTATCTTGTAAACCACATTCAGAACATTTATTCACAATTAAATCTTGCTTAATTAAGCGATTTTTTAATTTATAACTTTGATAATTGGAATTTTCTACTAATATATTTTCTAATGGAAATTGCTTACTCCAATTGTGAGTTTTTCCTTTTAAATGGGCTTTGCCGGTAAAATGCGATATATCTAAACCAAATTCTTTTATTTTTCTCTGCAATATTCTATAATTTCCACCTTTTGGAGCAAGACCAATCTTTTTCAAAACTTGTGCAAATGAAAACGAATTTTTAACTGCTTCTTCTAATTTTTCTTTTTCAGACATATGGAAGACACCTCGTATTAATAAATAGTTGTCTCTTCCGTTTTGGTACCCCCGATGGGACTTGAACCCATACGCCCGAAGGCAGTCGATTTTAAGTCGACCTCGGCTACCATTACGACACAGGGGCAGCAACAAGATCAGTATAGCACCGATCTCTAGGGCTGTCAAACTACTAACTCTGCAAATTTTTACAATATTGTGGAACTCCTTCCGAACAGCGTGCATCATATAACATATCTCTACAAATATTTAATTTTTCAATAGAAGCTTTTGAATCTTCGCATGTTCTATCTAGACTAGCTATAGAATTACAATATGTACTTGAAACATCATCACATTCAAATAATTTTTAACAAAAAATTTCTTTTAAATCTAAACATATATTTAATTTTGTTTCTTGTTTTACAGGAGTTTCTGAATCAGATGAACAAGAAATTAAAAGACTAATAAATATTAATTTGTTTTGTATATTCATATAACATAATATTGGCGGCTTGAGCAGTATTCAAGCACCATCCGATTCCTGGCATTGGAATCTCCACAATGTCACTGTGTTGAAGAATGTCTGTTGGGACTCCGGTTTGTTCATTCCCAACAACAATACAGACTTTACAATTTCTCGGATATTTATAATCATAAATACTCCTTGAGTTATCTATTAATTCTGCAGATACAATATGAATATTATTTTTACGTGTATATTCTAAAAAATCATGTGGATTGCTGAAGTTTTGAACTTCAATAAAATCACTTGTTGTCCCAGAGAGTTCACGGAGTTCTTTTGATTCCGGTCCAGAACCAATAAGATTGACTCTGCTGGCTCCAAAACAAGCAGCGGCCCTTATCACATATCCAACATTTGGTTCGTGTTTAAAATTTATACAAGCAATTTCAACAGGAAATTTTTTACTTACTTCTTGTTTGTTCTTGTAACGCTGCCGTCTTGTTTCACTACGCATTTTTACTCCATAAATAATGTGCAACTTGCTGGCATATTATCTTCACATTCAATATGTCGTAATTCATCTTTGCACCGATATATAACTTCAATATCTGGAAGATTTACATCGCACATATTGTTTTCTTTTACAATAGTATCACAATTTTCTACTGCTCCTCCAGTGCAAGCATGAACTTGAACACACATCACTTCATAAGCCTGCTGACAAATTGTTTTTTTGTGATTAAAATTAATTTGAGTATCTAGTAATACTTTTCCCACTATTCCTAAAGTAAAACCACCAGTCAAACCAACAACAGCAAGAAGTGTTGCGTTATATGGTTGCTTTATAAAATCAATAACTTTTTTCATGTGTTTAAACCTTTTCTTTTTGTGCCGTCATTTCCCTTGTGAACAATAAAATCAGCAGCATAAATAGCATAAATAGAATCTGGCTTACAATATGCCTTAAACCCCATGGATTCAGCATAACCAATAGCACTTGCTACAAGACGGCTTGATTCGTATGTTATATCTGGATTCAAATCAAAATCTATACACTCAATATCAACACTATAATCATCGCGTAGCGTTGTAGAAAACTCAATAGCCTTTTCTACTTCAAGCCATAGACGAACTTGTGGTTCATCGATTCTTGCTATTTTTTCTTTCGAATAAAGGATAAAAGCACCACTCTTATCTGGATGGATACCAACAAGAGTTGTAATAAAAACTGTTTTATCTTTGATGTTTAAACTATCACATCCAACTCTATATTTAATATTTGGACGAGCAGCCAATACTTCTTCAAGTGAAACTTCTGAACCGTCATGTAGTGTTTTAATTTTCATTTCCATAAACAATCCTTGGAATATTAACAAGATTGCCCGGTAAAAACCGGGCAATCATTTAACTAAACATCAGGCGGTCTTCCATCCAAGCTTTTTAAAATGCTCTGAACGAGAAACAAACCATTCCTTACCCTTCTCTGAATCGTTGCGGGAGATAAATTTAATTCCCTTAGTAGTTACTGGATAAGCTACATGCTTCAATCCGGTAAGGTTTGCAAGAGCAACTGTCTTTACTCGGAAAGGAATTTCATCAACCATTACAACCATTCCATGCTGTGGAACGAAATTTGCTTCAACAACTTTTGTAAGTTTCAAAACGTCATTATCTTGACGAGCACGAAGTTCAAGATCCATATTTAGTTCAATTGAGCGCTTATCTGACATGTTATTCTCCTTTTATTCAAATGGCTTAATCTGCCATGCACATTTCATATTTACTAACATGAACACCGGAATTTTTTAAGATATCTAAACCTTTTGAATCTCGGTATTCTTCACAATAAATAACTTGCTTAATTCCAGCATTAACAATCATGCGAGCACAAACCGGGCAAGGTGAATGAGTAAGATACATTTTTTTATTTCTATGTTCTCCAAAATTCATCTTGATTAGGGCATTTGCTTCTGCGTGGATGAACCCACTTTTACCCGGCTCCAAACTATCAGGTTTATTAGTTCCACCGCTTTGATCTCCATTATATCCTATAGCAAGAACAGTTGTATTATCCTCTGTAACGATTACAGAGCCAACTTTTAATCTTGGATCTCGGGACCGTTCCGCAATATGCGTTGTAAGCGCCATCCAGATTTCATCCCACTTTGGTCGCGACATATTTTTCCCTATAACATTCATCACAAAGCTTTTCTTCTGTAAGAGTATTCCAAACCCACTCATTCATACAACAATCACAAAGTTTTGCGGGATCTTTGATTGCTGCTCTTGTGGCTTTTGATAACAAGCGATGTGCTTTTAATGCAGCTTTCAAGACTTTTCCTTCTTTTTTGTTTGGGTTCATAATTTTATTAACTACCTATTTAATATTGGCACCCTGTGAGGGATTCGAACCCCCGACCTGACCGGTAGAAACGGTACGCTCTGATCCAACTGAGCTAACAGGGCATTTCCTTTTATTTTCCAAGCAAACGATAAATATCAATCACACTACAAGCTTGTCCGAAAAACATTAACAAAAGAAACAAGGTGGATACAGCACCTAGTTGTTTAAAAAATTCTTTTGTTGCACCAGCCCACGTATCTTGGGTAACTTCAATTTTTTGTTCTGTCATATTTTTCTCTATTTGGCTGTGTCGGCAGGATTCGAACCTGCGAAAAGGCAGATTAACAGTCTGCTGGCTTACCGCTCACCCACGACACAACATGTTTCTTTTTAATAATTGCTTTCTAACCGCATTATCAGACACGCCTAGCATTTTTCCTATTTCAACAAGACTATACTGTTCATATAAACTTTTTAAGTCAATTTTATCCCAGTTTATTTTAGATCTTTTCTTTCCAGAACATTTTGCAGAACAAGTTGTAAATGATTTTCTTTTTTTGGTACCACAAATTTTACAAAAGTCATATAAATTTTCTTTTTCTATTTCTTTATATTTTTCTATTTCTACATTACAAATTGGAGTAGTCTTTGGAAGTTCTATTAATCCCTCGTGAAATTCTCTATGACATATTGCACATAAAACAACACATTTTTTTGCTTCTTCTATTAGAGA